ATCACTGGTACAGTAACAGCGGCCTCCACGGTAGGTGGTGTGATTACCGCTAGCAGTGCCAGTGTTAGTGGCACTGTAACTGCTGCCAGTACCGTAGGTGGTATAATTACCGGATCAAGTGCTAGTGTCACTGGCAATGTTACAGGCAGTAATATCGTAGCCACTACTGCAATTACTAATGGTAATATTACTATTACTGGCGCCAATATTGTCAGCACAGGCCCAACAATATATATTGACCCAAACGGTTCAGGCGGCACCGATGGCAACGTAATCATCACCGGTAACTTGAGTGTTCAAGGCAATGTAACCTACATCAACAGTAACAACGTTACTACAAATGACTTAACTATTAACATGGCCAATAATGCGGCCACAGCGGCCGCAGCCAATGGTGGCGGTATTGGAGTTGGTCCGGCCGGTAGCGAATATATTAGTTTAACTTATAACAGCACGTCAAACATCTGGGTAGCAACCAATGGGCTATCATCACCGGGAATTTTAAGTGCATCTGGCAACGTTACTGGCGGCAATCTAACCACAAGTGGGCAAGTTTCAGCTGCTGGCAATGTTATTGGATCTACATTAATAGCCAGCGGTAATATTGCAGTTCAATCAAGGCAACAAGTCAAATTTTATGACACTGACAGCAGTAATTTTATTTCTTTACGGGCACCCAATGCTCTCACAGGCGATTATCTATTAACCCTGCCAACTGGGTACGGAAATGCAGACCAAGTTTTAAGTACGAACGGAGCTGGCATTTTAGCCTGGGCCGATCAAACTGGTGGCAACGGAGGAGGGCAAGCAACGAGCTATCCTAATAGCACAGTAAGTCCTGTTCCAGGAGCTACCGGAAATTTTGATCTTACCTTCAACTTCGTACAAACCTCGCAGGAAATACCTTTTGAGTCATCGGCTACTGATGCGTTTGGAGTAAATCTTGGTGAAGTTTACAGCATGATGGATCCCGGAGGAGAAGTATTAGAACCTGTGGATTTGGGTGTGCTAACTTAAATAAATAAAGAAACAGGAGAATTCAATGCCAACAGTTTTACAGTTCCGCAGAGGAACTACATCACAAAATAACTCGTTTACTGGCTCAGCTGGTGAGTTGAGCATTGACACAGATTTAGATGTAATTAGAGTGCATGATGGATCAACGCCTGGAGGATTTGCCCAAGTTGGGTTAAATTGTGTTCAAACTATTGCCAACAAAGTTTATACTGGAACAAGTTTAAGTGTAACCGGAAACATTACCGGAGCCAACATAAATGGTATAATCAACACCAATAGCATCCTTAACAGTGGCGCCAATGGTGTTGGTAATATTGGATCGTCGACCACTTACTTTAACACCGTATTTGCCAAAGCAACGTCAGCACAATACGCTGACTTGGCTGAAATGTATTGTGCTGACGCTCCTTACACGCCTGGCACTGTGGTTGAGTTTGGCGGCAATCATGAGATAACTACTACAACCACAACACATTCTACACAAGTGGCTGGTATCATATCTACACAACCAGCCTACCTAATGAATGCCACACAAGCAGGCGAGCATTCGCTTGAAGTAGCACTAGTTGGACGAGTTCCTTGCTCTGTAGTTGGCACCGTACGCAAAGGAGATCGTTTGGTATCTAGTGACCTGCCTGGTGTTGCTCAAGTATTAAATATTGATTTATATCAACCAGGATGCATCATTGGTAAAGCCTTAGCAGAATACAATTCAACTGAACCAGGAGTGATAGAAGTAGCAGTAGGAAGGTCATAATGCAAGCGAGATATCGCACAGACTACGCTGGCGAATTTGTAATACTAGAGACTAGATGGGGCGCTGGTAAAAAAGAAGAAACACGTGAGTGGATTCCAAATCCCATTGAAAACCATCACCTGTCAGGTCGTGCGGCCTGCATTGGCAGTGACTTTGATCGTTGGCGCTTTGATTACACACGACTGCAACGTCACCGCGGCGGCCTATTAGGCAGTAAAAAATTACAAACCTACGGCACAGGCCTAATTGCTCAACAAATGCGCTTGGACTTTGCAGTAGAAACCAATATCAATAATTTGAATAAAATTTTAGAAACAGGGTACCAACAAGACAACATTGTGTATACCACTGCACGTAATTGTATTGCTAATCCAGGAGAATTTTATTTAATTCCACACAAACCTAGATTGATTGATATGACTACGGCTGTGTATCTGGCTGCATTTGACGGCCACCAAGAAGTATTCTTACTTGGATACACAGATGAAACCAATGGTGATTCGTTAAACTGGGAAGCACAACTGGCCGATGTATTTTTGGCTTATCCGGGTGTTAAATTTTATCTAGTGGGCGAAAACACACGCATGCCTGATGTCTGGGTCGACTGTTTTAACACACAGGTTATGACCTATCCAGAGTTTATCAGTTATTGTGATGTATAAACGCTGGATTCAATAGTTAAAATTTTATTCTGCACCGCTTCAAAGTTTACAGTTGACCACAGGCCCGGATGCATAGGTTTGGGCCATGTGCCTGAATCAATCCAAGCATATCCAATGTGTTCATGATTTAGTTTAGGTTGAAATTCATTGCTAACAATGCAAAAAAACGTATGATATTCAAATCCTGAATCTACAGTAGTAAACTTTTCTAGTGGAAGCATACGCACATACTCGGGCATTGATCCTAGTTCTTCTTCACACTCTCGAACAATAGCAGTCATCAATGTCTCGCCGGTTTCTACACGCCCACCTGGCAAACCCCATGCTGCCGGATGTTTTGGATCATTACGCATGAGATACAGGTAACGACGAGTGTCAACCGAGTAAAACCAAACGCCTACGGCTTTTACAATACTAGACTCCATGTGCCTCCGGGATATAAGCCCTGATATGATTTGATCCATGTATCGCCAGTCCACTGGTATTGTATTTCTGTTGTGATATTTGTGACATACTGTATATTATCTGGACTTGAGGCCGAGTCAAAAGAAATCTGCCACCGTGTGCCATCGTATTCAACAATGTCATTGGCTTGAGCAACCAAGGGTTGTCCAGCTATGCCAGCCCAGGCTTCAGCATATCCTTCGTTGAAGGTACCAGTTGCTTCAGTAAACAAGTATCGTTGACCGACTGCTGGTGCAGCTAGTCCAGCATCAGGGCCACTTCGTAGTGGATCAATTACGGCCAACACTGGCTCTAACGTATTGCTGGGTGTTGAGCCGGAGTCTACAGTAAACAACAAGAATCGATCGTCGGTAGGATCATAACTAACATGACCTATCACTTCAGTTCCGTCGTCTTGCTCTAATTTAATATAGCTAATGCCGTCTCTTAATACGCCATATACTCCAACAACATCGTGCCATAGTAAGTTGCTATCTGGGCTACTGGGAGGATTTAAACTGGCGTTGGATTGATCCACAACCTGTTGCACACGTAATGCTTGTAATTTACCAACTGTTCCAGGGCTTCCGCCAATCAACAGGGCTTGATATCCGTATGGAGTAATCACTTGTCGAGTACCTAACAGCAGGTCATTGTCAAGGATAGCATTGCTGGCATCACCGTTGGCATCAAACACACTCATAACAATACGTTCGACCACACCCAACTTCTTGACCTTAGCTGGGCTTGACAGCCAAATTGGTATGCTAAAAGTAAGTGTAGCTATGTCTATAGGATTTTCAGTTCCTATTGGAATATTTCGACTACTCCATTTAGTTGATTCAAGATTACAAACTGTTAGACTGGTCCAGTCAATAAAGTTGTCAGTGCTTTGTATTTCCAGACTAGGATTAAACAGCACCAGTATCTGTTCCAGTATCTGCATCTTTTGATTGGTATTACTAGTCCATATATCCAATGCAATGGTTAACTTGTATGGAACTGGCATCAACCGTTCAATAGTAAATGCATTGCCCTGTGTGGTTTCGTAACTGTCAGTGGCTTCGTCATAGGTGCGTTGACGAACTTGAATGTTGCTTACAAAATTAGGTTCTTGAATTCTTGGACGGTCATAGTCAAGACCGGTGACATAAAATGTCATTAATGGAGTTGCTGGCATGTCATTGGCACTGTTTTGTTGCATGATAGTCTGTGCTTGTCTACTAGCATCACCATACCGAACCGGTACACGGATCAAAGTGTCGTTGATACCGGCTTGATTGCGGCCGTACTCTACACTGAAGTTACTGAAGATTCTAGCAAACTGTAACAAGAATCTTCGTATTTGTTCATCGTAAAAAAATTGTGCCATTTATCGTCCTGGTGGTCTTGGGTTAGGTGGTGTAATGTTGCCACCTTGACTGCCGTTGTCAGCCAGTGGTTTAAGTATCTGGCTAAGACTCTGACGGCTTGGAATATTGCCTTGATCTGTGGTAGCAACAGTGTATGTATTGTTAACAAAGCTGGCACGTTGAGTTAATGCACCTGAGGCCAAGTCAAGGTCAGTGCGAACATTGTCTTCAATTTTGATCCAAGATCTACCACTGAATCTAAACAGTCGATTAGGAAAATAATCTAAACGCAAGGCATAATCACCTGCGGCTGGATTAGGCGGAAAACTTACACCCGGTGTTACTGGCAAGCCATTAGGGGCCGCGCCATCACCAGTTAAGTAACCCATGGTATAGCCAAAGCTCTTGGGCGTGGTACCATCGCCTGGCGCTGTGCTGTCTGCTGTAGGGTGGGTGTCATCAGCAGTAAGACCAGCACCGGCTGGTTGTCCGTCAGCAGTTGGTAATATATAGAATTTTGTAACGTCGTAGCCACTGAGCGGAACATCAGCTTGAGCCTGTACCAATAAGGCATCGTTAATTTCCAGATCTTTGGGTCTGGTGCTCATTCGGTCGCCTACTGTTGCTGGTGTGGTTACTTCTGTCCAATAGGCTGTGTTGGTAATATCAGTGCCTGGCGGTACGTTTTGTTGTGCAACATAATAGGTGCCACCATTGTTGACTGTTTCGCCACCAGGATAAAAATTGCCAGGATCCCAGATATTTTCTGGCATAAATGGTTCGTTAATGATCTGGCTATATTCTTGAGCATTGACCATTGGCGTGGCTTTGATCCGCCATAAGTGAGGCAACCAAGTTTGGCTAAATCCTTCACTTGCATAATTACCATCCTGTATCACATAGTATCTAGGTAGTGCTTTGGGAATCGCACGATCCAGCGGGTGGTAGTCTTTTAAATTAGGAACTTCAATAACATCACCGACCATGAGCTTGCGCCCAAATGTGTCTATCATGTTATTGTAGTGAAATGTAATAAACAAGGTATCGTTGTTTAAAAATAGGCCAAATTGTGTAAGATCAAAATCAATATCCTGTGTTCGATACACACCACGCATGATATACACATCTGGGTCATAGGCTCGATCACGATTTTCCAACAATAACAAATCTTCAATAAACAACGGATTGGTAGTGTCGTAAGTTGGCAGGGTAGCATCACCTGGATTATTAGTTTGAGCTGGATCTACAATGGGTCCAAGATATTTGTGGATATAAAT